GGGTGCTTCTTCTAAGCAAGAGGCTGTGCGTAAAGGTAGGCGTATATCAATGATTAATAAGAATAGAAAGAAAGGTTAAAGTATGAGATCAGAAAAGTTAGAGCGCAGCCTAATGAACCAGGCAAGTAAGAAAGGTCTTACAGGTAAGGCCAAAGATAATTACGTGTATGGCACAATGACAAGAGTTGCTGGGCCAAAGGGAAGTCAACAAGCAGCGAGGACAGGAAATGTACGGAAAAAAACGCAAGCCTAAAAAATCTATAATGAATGGTGGTTACGGTAAGTAATGGCTAACAAAAGAAAAAGTATGCTGACTAGTAGGCAGAAAAAAACTTTAGACAAACATTCTGTTCATCATACGGATGGTCACATGGATCATATGAAAAAACTAATGTCGCAAGGTAAAACTTTTACTGCATCGCACAAGTCAGCTATGAAAAAGGTTGGCAAATAAAACTTACCAGGGCCTTAGTTTTGGTTTAACTATATTTGAAGGTATTCCCGATACCTCGCACCAGGCTCCGTGTGCGTTAATCTTATCATATAAAGTATCACTGCCCATAATAACACTCCAGCAATCTTCTTCGTTCTCAAACCATATCTTTGTTTCTTGTGGTTGCCCGTTCATGTAATAAAGAAAAACGCCAAGCGTAAAAAACTGCATTGTGTACCTCATTGTTTTTGTTATTGTGTAGTTCGGGGTAGCCTTTAGCCAAAATTGTTTCCCAAATTTTCCAGTTTGCTATTGGCTACCCCACGATATTATTTAAGCACTACAATTTTTTTATTTTTCGTACAGTACTGTAGCTTACACCACACACAATCGCGGTTGATTTAAGATCCCAACCTTTGCTTAAAAAATATTTAATATCTTCTTTTTCTTCGTTGGTTAGCTTATCGTTTCGCCAAGTTCCAATTCTTGTTTTTGATACCCCCCTGGAATCTGTAGTCTCTGGTGTGTAAATAACTTTACTGTTGGTTTTTAACTTTGAATTGCAGATCTTAGCGTCTGCTTTCATTCTTTCAATTAAATAATCACTTTCCATCACTAACCTCAAAATGGTATTTCATCATCTTCAATAGAATTGCTAGCAGTGACTTGGGGTTGCTGCACTACTGGTTGCGCTGCCTGTTGCATCGGTGTGTTTGGAAACAACGGAAACTTAGAAACAGTAGGCCACATCTTAGGATCTTCTCCGGTTCTGTGCTGCAAGTTTACGTAGACTGAGATCCTGTTATCAATAATCATTGACTTAACTTGCTCAAGCATAGCGTTTGCCTGTTGATCGAACTGCTTATCCTTGGGTACGTTTAGCCAAGCTGATGCTCTCATTTCCACTGGCTGATTGTTAGACATAAAACCATCTATTGTTAGGGTTTTAACGCCAAGTGTAGGTTTATTGCTCATATGAGTTCTCCTTTTCTGTAAACCTTTGTATTAATCTTGCGTGTAGTTTCGGGTAGTCTTGTTTCAAAGCATCAAGGTGTTCGTCAGGAGTGTTCCTGTCTATATCGTGTAATGCTTTTAGTGTTGGTGCTGCATCGTATTTAGCAATCAAACCCTTGCACCAATCAATTGCTTTCTGTTGATCGGGCAATGCCTTTGTTTCTTTTTGCTGTGGTTTTGGTGCAGGTTTTTGTGGCTCAGAAGCTTGTGGTATATCCTCACCTGCATAGATGTATAGGCCAAGCCCATGCAAAGCTATAGCTTTAACTAAGCAGCGCATCCTGGCATCGTTTACATCTCTGGCGTTTGGATTGGATATAGCGTTGTTTGTATTATTCATAACAGGTAGCCACATCATATGTGTTAGCCCTTCAATGGCAACACTGACACGTACCTCTCGCGTTCCATCAGGATACACAACATCATCATGCACCTCAAAAGAAGCATCAGGATACTTACTCTTTACTTCTTTCCAAGCCCATGACCAAGATAGGTAAGAGAACCTGCCCTTCTTTTCTATTTTATCACCGACATTTATGCCGACTAGTTTATTAAATACGTCTGTCATTATGTTCTCCCAAATAGTTCTTTAGCTTGCATAAGGATACGAGGTGACAGGTCACGCCACACAAATCCGTCTGCAAAATGTGGATCAGTTAAGTTAAGTAAATCTACAGCATCATCAGCTATTTTCATAAGCTTTTCTCTACGTTTACAGGCCATAGAAATTTCATGTAATGCAAACTGTAAGGCTTCTTCAGTTGGCTCTAACACTACGTAGCCCAACCTGTTAGCGTACACAATCTTAGGTATTAATCCTGACAAGTGCCAATACCCTGCTAGCTGTGTCATGTGTGGTGCTTTGATTGCTTTAGGTAAAGAATTAGCTCTTGGTTTATCTGTATCTGCTGCGCTATCCCATTGTGTTTTTAGCTCTATCTTACCTTCGTTGTAATCAGGCTTTCCAAAGTATGGCAGCTCACAATGTGGGATAGGCCCAAACAAATCTATCTCACCGATTATTCTGTTTGATCCACTAGCTGCTTCTCGTATACCACTGGCTGCATTTTCACATACCAAAGCAAACTCAGACTGTATCGGTTCCTTGCTTCGTTTACCCTCTGCATCGAAATAGATACGCTCTCTGTTGTTAATGATGGCACTGTCTTTATCTTTGTTGCGCCAGTGTCCACCTTGAAAGCCTTGCACTACATTGATTGCTTCACTGTAAGCTTCGTTAGGTGACGCATCCTCGACTAACAGCATGTCAGTGTAGACTTGCACAGCCCTACCACATACCATCGCAGGGTTGTCATTGTACTGTGTAAGCCCTTGTGTATCTTTATAGTGGCCTGTGTCTTTCAGTACCTGTCTTGCCCAAGCCTCATCACCATCAACATCACCAACAATAATTTGCCATGCTTTCTGTTGCATCGGACGTATGATTGCTTTGTTAAAAAATGCCCAGGCATCTGGCGTTGAAGGGTTTGAATGCCATTTGTAATTGAACCTCTCAGCCCAGTCTTTATTTCTTATTCCCATTTTGACCTCTTGACATATAGTGTTACTACTGTAATTATTTGACATGACTTGTCAAGGAGAAAAATATGAAACTAGAAGAATGGCGCACAGAGAAGAAGCTGACTTTGACACAACTTGCTCATAAGTTTGGCGCTCCACATGCTACGGTTGTGAGGCGTTGGTGTCTAGCAAAAGATCATAAAGATTTTAAGATACCATCAGCTAAGTATATGAATACTATACAAGAAATAACTATGGGTGCAGTGACGCCCAATGATTTTTACAGGTGATTCATGGGAGGTAAAGCAGCTAGAACAAAAGGCGCATCATTCGAGCGCGAGGTGGTGAACTGGCACAAGGACAGAAACGTAGAGGCAGAGCGTATTCCGTTGTCAGGAGCTGTCAAAGGTAATTATTCGGGTGATCTAAAGATTGGCCCAGAACAGGCTTTGCTTGCTGAGTGCAAGCGGAGAGCAAGAGCATGGCAAGATTTATATGATGCTCTTGACCAGGATGGAAGTGACATGCTTTTCATCCGTAAAGACAGGGAGCGCACGTTAGTTGTGCTTCCATTAGAAACATATGAAGCATTTTTGGAGTGGATTGGATGGATGAAGAAATGAAACAGGCATTGCGTGATTTGGATGAAGAAACCAAACAAAATTTGCGCGATGCAGGTCTTGAGCCTGACTATGATAAGTTTGAGAAAGGTCTGATTTACAATGCGTTGCGACTTATGTTGCTTACAAATGATTCAAAAGAATTAGAAAAAGCTTATAAAGAAGTGAAACAAAAACAAAACAACAAAAAAGATAAGGAGAACTAATATGCCATATACACAAGAAGGTGTCGGATACCAAAAAACAGATACTAGTCGTGCAGCAGCACGTAGTAATTACCCAGGCAAGCTAAGTGCGCGTGACCGTGTGTTGCAGTTGTTACAGAAAATGCAGTTGTCTTTAACGTCACATGAGATTGCTGATGTACTACAAATACCAGAGGTTACAGTGCGTCCAAGGTTGTCGGAGTTGCGTAACGATGACAAGATTGTTGACAGTGGTCAGCGTGGAGAAACGCCCTGGGGCAAGAAGTGTATCAAGTGGAGATCTGCATGAGATACGGTGGTTTAGAAGTAAAGGGCAGTGAGGCAAACTTTGTATTCTACAGCCCAGACGGACAAAGGTTTTATGAACCTGCAAAGAAATGCCCTGACTGCGATGCAAGCGGTCAGGTAGACGGTGAAGAAGCTGTTATTGATTATGTCAATGGCGGCTCACTTGTGGAGATTGTAGCAACATGCCTGGAGTGTGAAGGGCTTGGTTTTGTAGTGGATGATAGTGCAGATTGATGCTTCATTATCACGGAACACCCCTTACTCCAAGAAGAGAACTATTAAAACTTGCAGGTAAAAATTTTTGTGTATCGTTTGCTAGGCCAGACGATGCTGATTGGTGCTTAACTCATGGTCAATCAATTATGTGGGATAATGGTGCTTTTTCGCTTTACACTAAAGGCCAAGCAACAGATTGGAATAGTTATTATAAATGGTTAGAGCCAAGAATTGGACATCCAAACTGGGCTGTTGTTCCTGATGTTATTGATGGTGATATTAATGATAATTTAAAATTAATTTATGAATGGCCGCACAGAAAAGATTGCGCTGCTGTTGTGTGGCACATGTCAGAACCTATAGATCATTTATTAAATTTAATTGATTTAGGTTTTGCAAAGGTTTGCTTTGGTAGCAGTGGCGCTTACTGGCAGGTAGGTTCTGAACTATGGGAGCGCAGGTGTGATGAAGCATTTAATGCTATTGCTAGTCGAAGCAGTATACCTTGGATACACATGTTAAGAGGGTTAGCATTGTCTGGTGACAGATGGCCTTTTGCATCAGCTGATAGTGTTAACGTAGCTAGAAATTTTAAAGACAGTAACCATTGCCCAGAAAGAATGGCAAGAAGAATTGACGCAATACAATGCCCAATGTTTTGGCATGTGCGTCCACATCAAGAGGAGATGATGATATGATTAAATGGATTTCACTTACAGGCTATATTTCAACAATACCTATAGCTAATTGGATGATTGGAAACGTAGGAACTTTCTGCGTTCCACAAGGCCCATGCGTTATACCTGTGTTCCCAGGCGTTACAGCTCCAAGCGGAGTTTTAATGATTGGTCTAGCTCTAGTGTTACGTGATGCAGTGCATGAAACATTAGGAGCTAAATGGGCATTGATTGCCATAACAATAGGTGCCGCGCTGTCTTACATTTTAGCTGATCCTTTTATTGCCATTGCAAGTTTAGTTGCGTTCGCTGTTTCTGAATTGTCTGACTTTGGCGTTTATTCAAAGCTTAGAGCTAAGAGTAAATTGATAGCAATGGCTGCTTCTGGGATTGTAGGCTCTGTAATTGACAGCGCATTATTTCTTTGGATCGCATTCGGTTCATTAGCGTTTATTGAAGGCCAAATAATAGGTAAAGTTATGATGACATTTGCAGCTGTAGCAGCGTTAAAATTGTATACGGTGACTTACAAAAAATAGGGGATTGACAAATGCCACTAAAGAAGTACGCTAACGCGAGGCCGACAGGCCGAGATAACACTAGTGATTACAGTGTTAGTACTAACAGTGATTACAGTGTTAACAGTGATTACAGTGAAACTATAAATAATATACATAATAACACTAGTGATTACAGTGCTATTAACAGTGATTACACTGTAATACAGTCGAGTGATTTGATTTTGCGTACGTTGACTAAGATGTCTCCTGCTTACAAAAAGGGGAAGCAACGTAGGCAAGCTGATCCGTTAGCCTGGCGCATTGATAAACTCATACGTAGACTTAGGCCTATGTTGTCAGCTGACAGGTTTCTTGAAATTACAAAAGAGTTTGCAACACTCGACACAATGGAAAAGGTTGCACTTGCTCACAAGCTCGAGGAGTGGCTTAAAGTGGCTCATGGCGGTAAGGGTACATAAAAAGCGAAAAGCCCACCGCAGGGGGCTTCTCATTGGCTCTATGAGCAGTTTTGACATAAGGCTACGGTGTATCTGAAGCCATGTTGTATAAAACCTGCTCCGTCACCTGCTGCGCTCCACTTGTCAGGGCTACCAATTGACTTACTGGTTTTCTTGTATTTATCGCCCTTGTTTATTTTGCATTTGCAGTCGTGGCATGTGTAGCTTTTACGTGATGTGATTAATTTGGTCATCTTGTTCTCCGTCTTTCCAATAATTTATATATGGTTTATTTTCTGTGGCTTCACTAACCTCGATGTAGACAGTGAAACCGTTTATTGTGATGTAACCCGATACAGGGCTTCTAACGTCAACTATCATTGCTTTACCTCCTATTTATTTGCTTCAAATACAGCTCTTGCAAAGCCGCGAGGCGTTGCGCTGCGTATGTTTTTAGTTTTCTGTGATTTACCACCAAGTTTTAAATGTTGTGTTGAATACCCGTCTTGTGGCTTAACAGGTAGCTTGTCAGGCATAACAAAATTATCACTAGTCCAAAGGCAGGTTTTCTTTGGATAAGCGTCATATGGTGCGATGTAGTCAGGCCACTTTGGATGGCTTGATTGATCGCTCGGTATGTATCCACCATACTCATAGGGGTGAAATCTATAATCAGGCTTTCGCCACAAAGTTGATAAAACACTTACTGGGTTTTCCACAAAATATGGCACATTTAATTTTTCAAATAATTGAGAACACCACAACGCATAATTTGCGGCCTTTTTTTGAAAGAATGGATCTTTTTCACGCTTACTTGCAAAATGCGAGCTGCCGCTAACGCTTAAATCTGTGCAGACCGGCCATGCCATACCAAAAACTACATCTTTATTTTTACAAGCTCTTAACAAACGGTTTATATTTTCTTTGTCGTGCAAATCTATTTTACAAAACACAATAAAACCGCCGCTATCAAATAGCTTATGTTCTCGCCCTGTGTGCTGTATGTCATAAGCATAGCAACGGTATCCAGCTTCTGCCCAAGGTATCAAAGCCTCTCCGGTGTAGTCGTAAAGACTTATAACGTATTTACTATTTGTCATTTAAAAACCCCTCAACAAATTCTATAGTTTTTCCGATTGTCTCAAAGTCTTTGCTAAACTCAGTTGTGTCACCGTCACCGTATTCACCCTGTAGATGAACATTAAAACGATAGTAAGTTTGACCCTCTTTGGCGTCATGGTATAGATCGCTAAATTCTTGATTTTCCCAGTCTATCCAAACTCTCAAAGCTCTATCCGGATATTCTTTTGTTGGCATGTTCTTTGCTACATGGGGCATTGCCTCATTACACCAACATTCATCAACAAAATTATATTTAGCTAATTCTGTTAAAAGTTTTTTAAACCCTGCTTTGTCATCAAAGCTAGGGAATTGATTATCAATCCGTCTTTCTGTCATTGTTTTATCTCCACAATTTGATAAGTGCCTGTGTGGTATTCACCCTTTGCCCACTCAAACAAAATGTTTTCCAAGTCTATCAGCTGGTTACTTTGGTATTCGCTACGCTCAAGAAGCATATAATATTTTTTATCACCGTTATCATTTTCACGAATGTGTAACCAGTTATCAATAAAGTCAGGCGCTGTTGGAATGTCTCTATTTTCCGGTAGGTAAATAAAACCGTCAACTTTGTTATCATCCCAATCATACCAACCAATAACCTCTAGCCTTCTAAATGTAGTAATTGTCATGTCTTAACCTCCAAAGCCGTATTGAATAACAAGCAACCCAAAAGGGATTGCAAAGATACTTATTGCACCTAAAATATCTAAAAATAGTTTCATGTTACGTCACCCATGCAAGTTATGCTGTCTTTGCTAATTTCCATAAAAGGCTTGCCATCTTTAACCAAGTATTGCTTGTGGTTGCGCTGTGCTACACCCCATCGAGTAAGGCCAAAAACATCTAGGATACCGTTGATGCGATCCCTAGTTGTTACAGTGGGCCAACCTGCAAGCGTTATACAAAGATTGTTGTTTTCATCGCGGTAAGCAATTCTATGACCGTGTAACCATACGGTCTGACCGTCTGTCGATGTTCTAGCAGCTGCTGCCTTTTGGCCTTGCTTAAAAGCTGTAGCAATTTTCATAGTTTCTTTTCTCATTTGTTTGACCTCTCTTTGTTAAGTTTATTTAGTGATTGCTGCACAGTGTCAGCAAGATAATAGGATTGGAAAACCCAACCTGCGCCGTATTTCTTGCCACGGTATTTATCCGCAAATGGTGGGCGCTCACCGTCAAAAGCATAATACCAAACATAATATCTGGGGTTGCCGTTTATGTCGCTTGGTAATCGGGTTGCCCCGTCTGCAATCTCTTTGGCTCGTTTTGTAATGTCTTTACGTATCATTAACTTAAGCTCCTTTTCTAAAAGCAAGGTGTAAGTCTAACCAAAGCTCACATTGCGTTAATGTTTTAAAAGAGACTTCCCAATCACCATTTGAATTAAACACACGCCAATCAAGCTCAGGGTAATCATAAAGCTTTTCAATGGTGTGATTGCGATATTCGTATAAACCCTTTTGGATTTTCTTTGTTGCTTGTTTCATTGTTGACCTCTTTGTTTTTGTTATAACCCCATTGTGCATAATTGACATATCGTGTCAATAGGTAATTTAAAAAGTTATGTTGTGTTATAAATTGTTATGGTTTACTATGGGTTTAGGGTCAGACCTCTGCCCCGATAACTGCTCAAGTTATCCGTCTTAACTAGGCCCCTTAACGGGGGCCATTTTTAGAAAGCCAGGAATGAGTAGAACGGTAAATATCAAAGTTATGGAAAAGATAGTTGACAGGCTAGCGCAAGGTGAAACTCTGGTGGACATTACCAAAGATAAAACCATGCCAAGCTATAGAGCAGTTACAAGGGCAGTAGCTGCTAATGATGAGCTGTTTGAGCTTTACCGCCGTGGCAGGATTTTACAGGCTGAATGGATGTCAGACCGTATCAACAATTTAGCTATGGAACCATTACCGAAAGGCATAGATGTTCGAGAGCTGAATGCAGAGGTTAATAGGCGAAGGTTAGAGATAGACACGCTTAAGTGGACAACAGCACGTAATCAACCATTCGGAATACGTGACAAGAAAGAAGACCAACCACAAACACAAACATTCAGCATATCGTGGGCAGGTGGTGACACCGCTATCAGTGCGAATGAAGATGATGATCAAGTGGTTCATTAACTATCTGGTTAACATCCTGAGTGGCCCAGCTACGCGCGTGAAGTCGAGCAATGGCTAAAATGTTTTCGTATAATATAGATTATGTTAATTATTTCAGGGTTAACGGCACATTTGCAGATTTGCAGTCACTTTTTGCCGAATACCGACCCCCCACCCTCCCCAGATCAGGCCGCATCTCCTTACTACATATAATACCTGCGGAGCAGGGAGTGTGACACAGCCCCTCTCTCCTTCTCAACTAGCAGCGATTAATCACATCTCAGAGTTACGGAGAGGCATCACTGATAGCGACAGTGCATCTGAGCAGCTAGAATGCGCTGTATTGCTTTTAGATGTTTACGAGGCTATCCTAGAGAAGCATGGGATACTGATATACGCTGACCAGGAGGAGGTCTTGCAGCATTGAATCACATTGAGATACCATATGACCCGAGGCCGTTGCAGATGAAGTTGCACAATGAGATGCAGGTGAAGCGCTGGGGTGTTGTTGTATGTCATCGTAGGTTTGGCAAGACTGTTTGGGCTATTAATCATATATTGAGGGATGCTTTGTTATCTGGGAAAACTAACCCCAGGTATGCTTATATGGCTCCTACGTATCGACAGGCTAAGAATGTAGCTTGGGATTATATTAAGCATTTTGCTGGTGGTATTCCGAATGTAAGGTTTCACGAGACTGAATTGCGGTGTGACTTACCTACTGGCGCTAGGATTAGTTTACTTGGTGCTGAGAACCCTGATAGTTTACGTGGTATATATTTGGATGGATGTGTCATGGATGAGGTTGCTGACATGCCTGAGAATGTATTTCCAGAAGTGTTACGTCCTGCATTATCTGATCGTAAGGGGTTTTGTATCTTTGTTGGTACGCCCAAGGGCCACAATGCTTTTTTTGATTACTATGAACAGGCGGCGAGTAATGATGATTGGTTAGCTGCTGTTTATAAGGCTAGTGAGACTGGCTTATTAGATCAGGATGAGTTGACGGCTGCAAAGAGTATGATGACTTATGATCAGTACCAGCAGGAGTTTGAGTGTAGTTGGAATGCGAATGTGCCAGGTGCTATTTATGGCAAGGAGTTGGAGCAAGCTACGTTACAGGGGCGCATAGCGAATGTACCGTATGATCCATCGCATAGGGTAGATACCTGGTGGGATTTAGGTATTGGTGATAGTACCAGTATTTGGTTTACGCAGACTGTTGGCAGAGCTGTTCATGTAATAGATTTTTATGAGAATAGAAATGAGGGGTTGCCGCATTATTGTCAGATCCTTAATTCTAAGCAGTATTTGTATGGTACGCATAATGCACCGCACGATATAGAGGTGCGTGAGTTGGGCAGTGGTAAGAGCCGAAGGGAAGTAGCCTGGGATCTAGGGTTAAATTTTAGGGTGGTTCCCAAGCTTCCTGTTGAGGATGGCATACATGCGGCGCAGATGTTGATACCGAGATTGTGGTTTGATCGTGAGAAGTGCAAGCAGGGATTGGAGTGTTTGCGTCAGTATCACAGATCTTATAATGATCGTACCCGTACCTTCCGTGCAAACCCTGTACATGATTGGTCTTCTCATGCGGCTGATAGTTTTAGATATTTTGCAGTAGGGTTACGAGAAACTGGGCCTTTGACAAAGGCTCCACAAATGCAAGCGGTGTCTGATTATGATCCCTTCGCAGCTTAATTATAGGATTGCCAGGTTTGTTGATGCGGCTGAAGTAACGGAAGTTTGCAAAATGTTTCATTCTGAGAGTTATCAGAAGTTTGCTAATTTTAACTTTGATAAAATGCACGAATGGATAGAAGAAAGAATTGATAGCGATGACAGTGATATTTTTACGGCTTGGGATGGAAATACGCTTGTGGGTTGCCTTGTAGGGATGGCTTATTACTACCCATATTCAAATACACTAGTCGCGGCTGATTATATCTGGTATGTTGTACCAAAGTATCGGGGCGGCATGACTGGTGTTCGTCTGATGAAAATGTTTGAAGAGTGGGCAAAGGGTGTCGGCGCAGTGAGTATTACAACAGGTTCTACTTCTGGCATTAAAAGTGAAAGAGGCGCAAAGTTATTGCAGCGTCTAGGTTATAATTCTATTGGAATGGTTATGGAAAAGGAGTTGGTGTAATGGGTGGTTTTTGTGGAGGTGGTGGAGCAGCAGCGCCTAAGACTAATAAAGACAGAAATTCGGAAGCAAACAAGCAAGCTGCTGGTACTCGTATGGCTGCTGGAGTTGGTGATGCTGATAATAGGCCAGCTACAGGTGGAAAGTACAAAAGCCCTAAGACTGGTTTTCAACAAGTTAAAGATGATATTCAAATGGATCTTGGCATGAAATCAAAAGACGTTGATTACTATGCTAGGATAGATGATAGGGCCGCACGTTCCAAAGCAGCTATGGATAATCTAGGTAAAGATATATTTGGTAGACCTGCATCTGATGATAGTCCTGCTCCTGCTGCCCCAGCCGCGCCAACAACCCCAGCCCCAGTTGCAAAAGCACCAGAGGTTCCGAAGCCACCTAAAGGGCCAGCAAAAATTACTACAGCTCCTGACCCAGGTGAAAAAAGTGAAGTTGGAATTGGCACAGCGGCTAGTGGAGAAGCTGAAGCTGCGCAAATATTGGCTACTGCTGAAGGTGAGGCAGAAACTAAAGTTGCAGATACGGCAAAAAAAGGTCGAAGAAAAACTATTGCAACAAGTGCAAAAGGTTTACTCTCTGCACCCCCTGTGCGTAAAAGGCGTTCATTGATGGGTGGCTTGTTAGCATGATGTATAGACGAAACATTGCTGGAGAAATGGGGGCCAAGGCTTCTCAGCCAGCAAAACGCCGTGCAGACATGACAGTTGATCCTTTAGAGCGTCTTCAGCAAAAGATGGCTGGTAGAACTCAAGGTGGCGCTGTAGAGGGTTTAACAAACAATAAAAAGAAAAAGAAACGTTCAATGATGAATAGTATTGGAATGATGTAATGGCACAAGTAGATCCGTTAATTGCACAATTAGACCGTAGATTTAAAACGTTGCAGACGCAGCGTTCTAACTGGGAAAAGCATTGGCAAGAATTAGCAGACTACATGCTGCCACGTAAAGCTGACATCACAAAGAAGAGAACTCAAGGGGACAAGAGAACTGAGTTAATTTATGACGGTACAGCCGTACACGCTGTAGAATTACTTTCGTCCTCTTTGCATGGTATGCTTACTTCTCCTAGTACCCCTTGGTTCTCGATGAGATACCGTAATCCATCATTGCAAAATGATGACATGGCTAATGAGTGGCTAGAGCTGTGTATGGATCAAATGTATCAAGCGTTCAATAGGTCTAACTTTCAGCAGGAAATCCACGAGCTGTACTATGATCTAGTTGTGTTCGGAACTGCTGCTTTCTACGTAGAAGGTGACAGGGAAGGGTTGCGGTTTTCATCACGGCATATTGCAGAAGTTACAGTTGCAGAAGATGCAAACGGTACTGTCGATACAGTTTATCGTAAGTTTAAAATAACTGCTCGTGCCGCATCGCAACGATTTGGCGAAGACAGCTTGCCCACACAGATGGTAAAAGATTTAAAGAATGATCCGCACAAAGAGCATGACCTAGTTCATGTTGTGTACCCAAGGGGAGAATCAAAAGGTAAGATTGCAAAAAGTAAACCTGTAGCATCTGTGTACTATCATCTTGATTCTAAAGCATTAATTTCAGAAGGTGGGTTTGACGATTTTCCATTTATGGTTCCACGCTTTAATAAAGACAGCGTAAGTACTTATGGACGCTCACCGGCTATGAATGCGCTGCCTGATGTTAAGATGGTTAACAAAATGTCTGAGACAACAATACGTGCTGCTCAAAAACAGATTGACCCACCGCTTATGGTTCCGGATGACGGTTTTGTATTACCAGTTAGGACAACACCAGGCGCACTAAACTTTTTTCGTACAGGCACAAGAGACAGACTAGAGCCGTTGCAGATCGGCGCAAACAACCCACTAGGTTTAAACATGGAAGAGCAAAGGCGTAATGCAATACGTGAAGCTTTCTTTGTTGATCAGTTGCTAATGTCACAAGGCCCAGCCATGACAGCCACTGAGGTGTTGCAGCGTAATGAAGAGAAAATGAGGCTTCTCGGGCCTGTCCTTGGCAGGTTGCAATCAGAGTTATTGCGGCCTCTGATCTCGCGTTCTTTTGCGCTGCTGCTCCGGAATGGCCTCCTCCCTGCTGCTCCGGAGCAACTACAAGGCCAAGACATTGATATTGAGTATGTTTCTCCACTAGCAAAAGCGCAGAAGCTAACAGATCTACAATCTATGCTTCGAGGTTTTGAGGTAATGATGCAGGTTGCAGAAATCGCACCTGTTATGGATTATCTTGATAGTGATAAACTTGTGCAGTATCTCGTTGAGGTTACAGGCATACCAGCAAGGGTTATACGTAGTGATGAAGAGGTTGCGCGTATACGTGATGAACAGGCAGAACAGGCAGAACAGCAAGCGGCTATGGAGCAGCAAATGATGCAAGCGCAGCAAGCGCAGCAGGTAGCTCCGTTAATTAAAGCTGTAGGTGACGTAGAGTAATGAAACAACTAGAAGAGTTAAAATTATCATACAGGCGCACATTTAATACAGATGATGGGCAGAAAGTACTAAGTGATCTTAAATCCAGGTTTGGGTTTGAGACAACCACGTTTTCGGACAATCCACATTTAACATCATTTAATGAAGGTCAGCGCGCAACTGTATTGCTGATTGTCCGTATGCTGACCGAAGGGAAGGAACCAAGATGAGCGAAGAGGCAATCCAAGATACAGGATCTCAAGAAGCTGCACCAGAAGCTGTTGTAGCAGAAGCTGCACCAATTGGCTTTTTAGAAAGCTTACCAGAAGAAATACGCAATGAACCGAGCTTGCGTACTTTTACAGACCCAGGCGCACTAGCAAAAAGCTATGTGAATGCACAACGCATGATTGGCGCTGATAAAATAGCAATACCAAGCAAGTCTGCTACACCAGATGAGTGGAAGGAACTTTACACAAAGCTTGGTGCGCCAGCAGAAGTAGGTGGTTACGAGTTTGAAGGTGACTCGCCGCTAGCAGATGAATACATGAACTCTTTTAAAGAACATGCTTTAAACGCTGGATTAAATCCAAATCAAGCAAATCAAATGATGGCTTTTGTTAAAAGCACAGTTGATGGTGTTAACAGCGGTTACGAAAAAGGTGCGGAAGAAGCCAAGTACGCAGCGGAACAGGAGTTGCGTGAAGAGTTTGGTCAAGCGTTCGATCAAAGGTTAGAGCTTGCACAAATGGCTGCTCGTGATCTTTTAGGGGGAACAGACATATTTGATGAAATACAACTGTCTGATGGTCGTATGTTAGGTGATCATCCAGATATTATTAAGATGTTTTCTAACCTTGCTTCACAGATTGGAGAGGACAATCTTGCAGGAGAAACAACAGAGTTAATTATGACACCAGAAGAGGCGTCAAGACAAATTACAGAAATGACATTGCCCAATACGCCATATTGGGATAAAATGCATCCAGAGCATGGCACTTTTGTTAATGAAGTGCTTCGGCTTCGGGAATATACCTAGTGGATAACCGAAAGGCCCACTTGTAAGCTTGTAGTCAAGCGGAGTAGCTACCCTAAGTAGCAGCAAGGCCTCGTAAGAGATAACCAAGCGCAGCAATCGTAAACTTAAACAAGAGTAGGAGAGACGATATGTCTACCCAAATTACTACAGCTTTTGTAAACCAGTTTAGCGCTAATGTCCAAATGCTATCACAGCAAATGGGTTCCTTGCTGCGAAATGCAGTGGATACAGAAAGCGTTAATGGTGAGAAAGCTTTTTTCGATCAAGTAGGGCAAGCTGCTGCTGTTCTACGTACATCAAGACATCAGGATACACCATTAGTTGAGACACCACATACCAGAAGAATGGTAACAATGTCAGACTATGAGTATGCTGATCTTATCGATGACAGCGATAAAGTTAGGTTACTTGTTGACCCAACTTCAACTTATAGTCGTGCAGCCGCTGCTGCTATGGGCCGAGCAATGGATGATGTTGTCATCAGCGCTGCTTTAGGTTCATCGCAAACAGGTAAAGACGGTTCAACAACAACAGCACTACCTGCTGGGCAAAAGATTGCTCATGGTTCTGCTGGTTTGACTATTGCTAAACTAGTATCTGCTAAAGAGCTACTAGATGCAGCAAGTGTTGATCCATCTATTCCACGGCACATTATTGTTTCACCAAAGCAGATTTCTGATCTGTTGAACAATACAACCGTGACTTCAGCCGACTTCAATACTGTTAAGGCTTTGGCTCAAGGTGAAATTAATTCATTTGTTGGATTTAACTTCATCGTAAGTAATCGTTTGACCGATGACGGCACAAGCCGCCAGGTTATCGCGTTTGCTCAAGACGGTCTGAAGCTTGCTGTTGGCAAAGAGCCAGCCGCACGTATTGATGAACGTGCTGACAAGTCATACTCAACTCAAGTCTATTACTGCCAAACTATTGGTTCTACCCGTATGGAAGAATCTAAAGTGGTAGAAATAGCTTGTAACGAATAAGGAGATTGACTAATGGCTACTGTTTATTCAACACAACGCACTAACACACGCGCTA